CAGTGAGTATGCCTGAGTGGCCTGAAGGCATTAAGGATGTTAATGATGCTGTTGTTCGTATAGGAAAATTAGCAACACTATTAACTATAATGCAGGCCAAAGAAACTAGTAGAATTAAAATAGAATTAAGGAAGAAGCAACTTGTCAAACGATTACGGTAACTGGTGCCCAGAGATCTATCGTAGTGTATTCATTGATAGACATAATTCTGACCAAGTTAAAATAGCACCTTGCTGTCATGCCAAGTATTCAATAGAACCTGTGGCTACCTTTGACTTTGCTACAAATGAATATTTGCAAAATCTACGTAGTAAATTTGCACAAGGTGAAAAACCTAAAGAGTGCGAGCTGTGTTGGAAAATGGAAAGGGTAGGTCACAGGAGTCGCAGACAAAGTGCTATTGACTTTTTTAATATTCCTGAACCTGATTACGAAGTTAAATTGGAAAGCATAGATAACAGCGCAACATGGGCATGTAATTTGGCCTGCGTTATATGTTCTCCAAATAATAGTAGCACATGGGCAACGGAATTAAAGTTAGATAAACAACAACTTGAAAATATTGGACGCCGTTTTCAAAAGGACAATAATATTTTTGAAAACTTTGATTTTACCACAGTAAAGAAAATCCATTTTAACGGTGGCGAGCCGCTGTTAAATGATCATCAAATTGACTTACTAGATCGTTTGGCTGAACAAGATCTATTAAAAAATGTTTTTATTAGTTATAATACTAATGGAACAGTATATCCTAGTAACCGTATCATCGATGTTTGGAAACAGGCTCGATTAGTTAAATTGTTTTTTAGTATTGATGCTGTAGGCCCTGCGTTTGAATACATACGTTATCCGGGGCAGTGGGATCAAACAGTTAATAACTTATTAACTATGAAAAAAGAGTTACCATCAAACGTTATGTTTGGTTTTAACGTAGCAGTAGGAGCACACAATTTATTAGAAGTAGCGGATGTTTGGAATTGGTTCGACAACAATTTAAAAACAAATCGCGAAGGAGATGCAAGTGATTTCTGTTGGCAACTAACTGAAAATTTTAAGATAGCAGACTTGACCTTAGAAGTTAAGCAACAAGCTATTGAAAAATTATCCGGTATCGATGAATTTTCAGGATTGGTTAATCATATAAAGTCTACACTAACAAGCGACCCAGACAATAGCTGGATAACTAAATTAAACGATATAGACAGTAGAAGACTAACTAATTGGCGTAAAGATTTATCTGTGGCAAAATATTATTAAGGAAAACTGTGTTAAAAGACTACGGACTCGATGTTCAAAAATTATTCTTAGAAATGATGTTGCAAGACGCAGAATCATATGTGCGTGTGCAAAACATTTATAATCCAGAAAACTTTGATCGAAGTTTGCGCCCAGTAGCAGACTTTATTGCCAAACACAGCAACGAATATAAAACACTACCCAATGCTGAACAAATTCGAGCAGCAACAGGAGTGCAATTAAGTCACATTCCTGATTTAAATGATGGGCACTTTGAATGGTTCATGACAGAGTTTGAGCAGTTTACTCGACGTCAAGAATTAGAACGTGCAATTCTAAAATCAGCAGACTTGCTAGAAAAAGGCGAGTATGATCCTGTAGAAAAACTAATCAAAGACGCAGTTCAAATTAGTTTAACTAAAGACATGGGCACAGATTACTTTGCTGATCCGCAAGCCCGTATTAACAAATATTTTAATAGTGGTGGACAAGTAAGCACAGGCTGGCCACAAATGGATAAGATTCTGTATGGCGGATTTAGTCGCGGCGAACTAAACATTTTTGCTGGTGGGTCTGGTAGTGGTAAGTCGCTTGTTATGATGAACATAGCACTGAGTTGGTTACAAGCCGGACTGAGTGGTGTGTATATTAGTTTAGAACTTTCAGAAGAACTATGTGCGTTAAGAACTGATGCTATGTTAGCAGGTATGAGCACAAAAGAAATCCGCAAGGATATAGATCAAACTGAACTTAAGGTTAAGTTGGTCAGTAAGAAAGCTGGACAGTATCGTATTAAAGCATTGCCAGCACAAAGTAACATTAACGACATTCGTAGTTATATTAAAGAAGTGCAAGTGCAAACAGGTATCAAGGTAGACTTTATTATGTGCGACTACTTGGACTTGTTAATGCCAGTGTCGGCTAAAGTTAGCCCAAATGATTTGTTTGTTAAAGACAAATATGTTTCAGAAGAATTGCGTAACTTAGCCAAAGAGCTTAATGTATTGTTTGTAACAGCAAGTCAGTTGAATCGTTCAGCAGTTGAAGAAATTGAATTTGACCACAGTCATATTTCCGGTGGTATTTCTAAGATTAATACCGCAGATAACGTATTTGGTATCTTTACTAGTAGAGCTATGCGTGAGCGTGGCAAGTATCAAATCCAGTGTATGAAGTCACGTAGTTCTACAGGAGTAGGACAAAAGATTGACTTAGACTACAATATTGAAACTATGCGTATTACAGATCCTGGTGAAGAAGCAGGGCCAGTTAATTCGTTTGCCAAGGGCAACTTGTTAGACAGTATCAAAGCCAAGAGCACAATGATTAATGGCACAGAGCCAGCTAATCCAGCAGACAGAGAAGAAACAGGTAAGATTACTGCTGACGTGCAAAGTGCAAAATTAAAACAATTGCTAGGACAAATTAAAGCAAACTAGCTAACTCTGGCATGTAGTCTGCCATCTGTATCTTTTTAAGTGCGTCTTGTTTTTTAGTTTCTACTAGCATTGATTCAAAATTTTGTTGATCTTGCTCGGTATGAAACGGACCAATGAACGTATTATAATCTGAACTGCTAAGTTTTTCTTTTAACAGTTGTTTAATTGGCAAAGATAGGGCTCGGGGCTGTAACCAAATTGGATCATACACAGGAGCAACTGAATATACAATATTGTTTTCCTCAAACCATGCTTTAGTTTGATTGTGGTATAAAATATTTAGATTACTTAATGTGTAATTAGAGCTAATATTGTTTGTTATTTCATTAAAGAATTTAAGATTTTCGTTTAATTCATCCCATCGTAACGGAAATCTCATATACTCAAAAACAGATTCAATTCCATCAATACTCACAGAAAAATTAAGATTTTTAAATTGCGATAACGTGTGTTTTTGCCGGCTGGTTAATTTAACACTACCGTTAGTTACTATGTTTAAAAATAGGCTGTCATTTCCGGAAGATATCAGATACTCAAACAGCTCAAAGTTCTTCTTTTCATACAATGGTTCTCCGCCTAATAGGCTTAACATTTTTAATTCTTTAAAATCAACTTGATCTTTAATTTTTTCTAAATCTAATCTAGTATTTGATGTTTTTCCTCTAAGTTGTTCCCATTTGCTACTGTCATTCGAATTGCAACTTACACAGGTAGCATTACAGATATTACTAGTTGTTAATTTGAGTATGCGAGTTTGATAGTTACCATTGGCAGCATCTTGCTTGATATCCTCTAAATTTCTGTCCCAGAAAAAGTCCAATGATTCGTTTTTTACTTGCCTGTCGCTTTTTAGCCCTTGATTTTCTAGATTCCAGCATTTTTGACAAAAGGGAGACTGTATGCCCTCTAAAAGGTCGCTTTTAATTTGATCTAAGTTATAATTATTAGGTAGTAAACAGCAGTGTGTTTCTTGTTGATTACGGCGAATTTCCTTACCAAACCACGGCAATACGCAAAATGTATCCATGATCTATTTAACTTGCAAACAATAGTAATCAAATAAATAATAAAAAGGTCCTGGCCAAGATGCAAAAGAAAACAAGAAGCCTATTAGAAGAATTAGACGCTATGTATATAGAGCGCGATCAGCGCCATATCATAGAAAATCGCGCTACTAATATTATTACTAGTGCTATTCGCTTACTAGAGCAAATTGACGAAAGTTATAGTGCAGAGGATGCGCAGAATTTACAGCGTAAATTACTCAATGCTATTAACCAGCGTGATCCAGGCAAATTTACTCGCACAGTGAGACGAACAGATGCAAATTCATGAACTAACACAAAAGAAAAAACTAGAAGAAGCTTCACTATCTGGATTAGCGTCTAAAGTTGGTGGTGCTGTATCCAAGGCAAAAAATATTGGGTCGACTATTGCTAGTCCGTTTAAGGATATGTCTGCGGCATATACATCTAGCCGCACAGATCAAAAAGTAGGCCAGTTAGCAGACCGAGCATATCGTGCCTGGAAAACGTATGAAGCACAGTTATTAAAATCAGATCCTAATGCTCGTGCTAACGGATTGCTACAAAAATCATTATTAGCATTTGTAAACAAAAATTTATTAGGTGGCATGTATCTACCAAACGTTACTAATAAAGATAAAATCATTGATATTGTTAATCAAATTAGTAGCGGAGGCACAGCAACACCAGCACCTACACAGCCAGCTGCAACACAACCAGCGCCTGCTCCTGCAAAGCCACAAGGACCTACTCCGGCCAGTCAAATACATCCAGTGAATCGCACACCAGTTCCTGTCGGTGGTGCTCCTAAAGCCGGTGCACCAACACAAGCTGAACGAGACAAGCTACAACAAAAGATTGCTGCTGCAACTGCCAAACAACAAGTTAAAGAATCATTGT